CCGTCTGTGTACGACCGAGGTTATGTCGATCAGAGCAGCGGCGTTTTGCGCACCTACTTCACGCGGCTAAATAACATCATCTCGACGCTGCTCTCTCCTCGCGGCGGCAAGTACCTCAATACGCCTTATGGTGCCTTTCAGGATACGACAGACCAGACTGATGGATCGGCTGCTGTAGCGTACTACTTTCGATTCGACACAACAGATTACAGTAACGGCATCTCGCTTGATCCGCGTACCGCGTCATTTACCGGATCAATCGCCACCACGACTCTGACGGTATCGGCTATCTCTGCGGGATCAATTTTCCCGTCGATGCTTATCACCGGGACCGGCATTACGGCCAACACCAGCATCGTTGAGCAGTTGACTGGTACAGCTGGAGGAGTTGGCACATACAAGGTGTCAGCATCTCAAACCGTGTCATCTACTGCGATCAGCGGGAATCTTCCGTCACGCATCAAGGTGACGCAGGACGGTGTTTATAACATCCAGTTCTCCGCTCAGTTCATCAACACAACCAACGATGTGCAAGAGATTGACATCTGGTTTCGCAAGAACGGCGTCGATGTCCCAGGGTCAAACAGTCAATTTGGCATCAAGGCTAGGAAGTCAACTGGATCAGCGAGCAGACTAATCGCCGCGATGAACTTCGTTCTTGAGCTTGCCGAGAACGATTATTTTGAGATGATGTGGCGGGTGCCAGATCCAGGCGTATCGCTTGAGCAGTTCCCCGCTGTAACGGCTAGTGGTACAACACCCGCAATACCGGCAACTCCGTCGATAATCGTGACAGTCTCATTCATGTCCAACAGATCAGCGTGACGCTATGCCATACATACCTTTGAAGATCCCGCCAGGCGTGTACCGTAACGGCACCGAGTTTCAGTCGGCTGGGCGCTACTACGATGCCTCGCTGGTGCGCTGGTACGAAGGTACTATGCGACCTGTCGGCGGGTGGCGCAAGCGCAGCACATCGCAGATGACCGGCGCTTGTCGAGGCTTCATCAACTGGCGTGACAACAGCGGCAGCCGCTGGATCTCTGCTGGTACGCATTCCAAGCTCTACGTCATGAACGAGGCTGGGACGCTCAAGGACATTACACCGTCAGGCTTTACCTCTGGCTCTGCCGACGCCGTGGCGAAGATCGGCTACGGGTACGGACCTTATGGCTCTTACGCCTACGGCGTGGCGCGTCCTGATGTTGGCTCTGTTGCACCGGCTACGACTTGGAGCCTGGACACCTGGGGAGAATATCTGGTTGGCTGCTCAAATGCTGACGGCAAGCTCTACGAGTGGCAACTAGGCTTTGCATCGCCGACGCTGGCCGCTGCGATCACGAACGCGCCTACCGGCAATGAAGCAGTCCTCGTCACCTCAGAGCGGTTCGTGTTCGCTCTGGGCGCGGGCGGCAACACCCGTAAGGTGCAGTGGTGCGATCAGGAAAATAATACCGTTTGGACGCCTGCCGCGACGAACCAGGCCGGGGACTTTGAGCTGACGACTGTTGGCGATCTCAAATGCGGTAAGCGTGTTCGCGGCTTGAATCTGCTCTTTACAGATGTTGACGTACACACAGCTACATACATCGGACTGCCCTATGTCTACAGTTTTGAGAAGGTCGGCTCGGCCTGCGGTGTGATTTCCTCGCAGTCCGTGGCGGCGATTGAGACCGCCGCAATTTGGATGTCGCGCTCCGGCTTCTGGATATATGACGGATATGTCAAGCCTTTGCCATGCGATGTGTCTGATTTCGTGTTCCAAGACCTGAACATGACGCAGGCAAGCAAGATTTACGCGGTCAACAATTCCAAGTTTGGCGAAATCTGGTGGTTCTACCCGTCTTCGCAATCGAATGAAAACGACTCTTATGTCGTCTACAACTACCGCGAAAACCATTGGTCTATTGGCGACATGGCGCGCACCGCTGGAACTGATCGAGGCGTGTTTGCCAATCCTCTTTTCGTATCGTCTGACGGCTACGTCTACGAGCATGAGGTGGGCTATGCCTACGACTCGGCAACGCCTTTCGCTGAGTCCGGTCCCGTCTCGCTCGGTAACGGCGATCAGACCATGACGGTTTTGGAGCTGGTGCCAGATGAGCAGACGCTGGGCGAGGTGCAGGTTTCCTTTAAGGTGAAGAACTTCCCGACAGATGCGGAAACCACCTTTGGGCCGTACACCGCCAGCCAGCCGACAGATGTGCGCTTTTCTGGCCGCCAGGTCAAGGTCAGGTATACCGGCGTGGTGCTTGACGACTGGCGTGTCGGCGTGCCGCGAATGGAAGCAATCGCAGCAGGGAAGCGTTAATGGACGACTTCGAAAAGTGTTCTAAATGGCTGGAGGCGGCGCTAGAATACTCTGGAGGGACACACACGATTGAGGACATTGCTGCTGGCGTCAAAGAAGGGCGGTTTCAACTCTGGCCCGCGCCGAAAGCAGCAGTCATTACAGAGATCATTGTCTATCCGCGACTCAAAGCTCTGAATTTTTTCTTAGCTGGCGGCGACCTAGATGAACTCAAAGGGATGCGACCATTCATCGAACTTTGGGGGAAACAGAATGGTTGCACCAGGGTTTCTCTGGCTGGCCGAAAGGGCTGGGAGAAAACATTTTTAAGAGATGAAGGATACGAGCCGAAGTGGTTCGTACTGAGCAAGGAACTTTGAGATGGCTACACGACTTCCTTATTCCGTAAGTGAAAACGACATCTATACGCAGATCATGCGTCAGATGCAGCAGAGCCGTCCGGCAGCTCTTGCCAATCCTTACGAGAACTTTACTGGCGGCTACAACCCTGACCTGTACAACCGTCCGAGGCAAGAGGGTGAAGGTCTTGGCGGCATGGTGCCTGGTCTTCTTGACACTGGCGGCGGCATCGGTGAAACCTCGACTACTGGAGCGTCATACTCAAACCCTGCCGATGCAATCGCGGCAGGTCAAGCAATGCAGGGCTACGGTAAATCGTTTGGCGGCCTTGCACCTGGCGGCTTTCTTGCCGGCCTGCTTGGATCTGGCCTTGTTAGCGCTGGCATTTCTCAGCTCGGTGCGCTGGAAGCCGCTGCTGCGCAGGCCGAGGCTGATGCCGCAGCGATGGATGCGCTGGCGGGTCTTTCTGATGCCTCTGTAGGACTAGGCGAACTCGGTGCGATTGGCGCTGCCGATATTGGAGCCATAGGCGCGATGGGTCTTGGCCTTGGCGCTGGTGACTTGGGTGGTCTTGGCGCTGGTGATGCTCTTGGTGGCTATGCAGGCGGGACAGATCTTGGAGCCATAGGCGCGATGGGACTTGGCCTTAGTGCTGGCGATGTTGCAGGCATCGGTGGCGGCACTAGTGGCGGTGACGTTTCCGGTGGTTATGGTGGAGTTGACAGTGGTGGCTATAGCGGCGATGGAGCTGGGGGCTATTACTACAAAGGCGGCAAAGTAACGATGGATGGATTGCTGACAAATGTTGATTTGCCTACACCAGATGACGGCTACGGCGCTCTCCAGGCAGGCGAGTACGTCATCAAGAAATCAACTGTCGACAAGCTCGGCGACAAGAAGCTCAAAGCCTTGAACGAAGGCCGAGCAACCATCAAAATGCGTAAATGAAGGGGTGACGATATGGCTAAAGGTGGCGGCACGCAAACGGTAACGCAGCAGGTTGATCCTGCTATCCGGCAAACTTTCTTGGAAGATCGTCAGCAGCGTCGAGATGTTGCTGCGGCTTTGCCTGTACGGCAATTCGCAGGCTTCACGCCTCTGTATGAGGCTGGTGAGAGGCAGCTTACGAACCTCGGATTGACGCCTTTCGGTGCGGAAGAGATTCAACAATTCCAGAACCCGTTTGAGCAGCAAGTCGTGCAGCAGACGCTTTCTGACATTGACGAGCAGCGCAAGCTAGCAATGCTTGGCGAGGCGCAGCGCGCCACGGCGGCCAAAGCCTTCGGCGGGAGCCGTCAGGGCGTGGCGCAGGCGCTGACCAATGAAGCTGCACTTAAGGAGCAGGGCAGGGCTTCTGCTGGTCTGCGCCAGCAAGGCTTCAATCAAGCCGCTCAGTTGGCGATGGGCGCTCGTCAGCTTGGACGCCAAGGCGCGATGGATGTGCTTGGCCTTGGCGGTGCTCGCCAGCAGCTTACGCAGCAAGAGCTTGATGCGATTCGCAATATCGGCCTTGAGCGTTTGGGCGTTTCGACAGCAGGCGCGATGCCTAACCTCGGCATGACGCAAACCAGCCCGGTTTACCGCAACTATGGAGCTGGTGCGCTTGGCGGCGCACTCGCTGGCGCTACGCTCGGCAAGGCAATCCCTGGACTTGGTACTGGTCTCGGGGCTGGCATTGGCGGCCTGCTTGGCCTGCTTGGATAAGGTGGCAACATGGCAACATCGTTTAATCTTGGCGGCCTTCTCGGTGTAGGAGAAGGACTCGGCGATTTGCTGACGCCAGAGCAACAGAGTGCAATTCAGCAGCGCGGTCTGCTCTCCGCTGCCGCTGCGCTCTTGCAGGCTGGTGGCCCGTCTACGACTCGCACCAGCTTGGGCCAGGCGCTCGGGGCGGCTTTGACCGCTGGTCAAACTGGCGCGGAGCAGGCCCAGCAGTCTGCCTTGACGGGGATGCTGACTCGCCAGAAGCTCGATGAGGCGCGGCGCGCACGCGAGATGGATGAAAACGTAGCGAGGATTCTTACTGGCGGTCAACAGGCTGCGCCTGCTGCTGGCGGTGAGATCACGCCAGATATGGCGCTCGCAGCGCCAGTGACGTCAGAGATGCCTGCCGGGCCGACAGTTGCGCGAGCAGGGATGATCGGGCAGGCAGCGCCTGCTGCGCCAGCGATGACCGCCAATGAGATACAAGCGCAGCGGTATCGTGATGCTGCTCGTTTATACACATCAAGAGGCAGAACTGAAGACGCCAAGCGAATGTTTGACATTGCAGATCGGCTTGCGCCGACGCAGCAGGAAGTTGTCGGCGACATCTACAGGGGTGAGGGCGGCAAGTTCTTCCAGCGCACTAAAACTGGTGGCGTCATTGAGGTTCCAAGTCAGATGGCTCCGGCTCCTAAACCCATTGGCAGCAGAGAGACCGTTACTGACTTGGCGACAGGCAAAGAGGTCATCGTGCAAGGCTACGATGACGGCAGCTTCAAGACCATTGGAGGCTTTGGCCCGAGACGTGACATGGTGCTGCAAACTGTTGATGGCAAAACCGTTGCTATTGATAGGAGCCAAGTCGCACCTGGGCAGACATTCGGCACCGGCAGAAATCTTCAATTCGTTGATGTTGATGGCACCAAGCAGCTTATTGACATTAACGCGACTCCTGTCGGAACTGTCTTCGGCAAAGGCCAAGATCTGCAGCTCGTTGACGTTGATGGTCAGAAGCAGCTCATTGACCTTAGAAATACACCTGTCGGCACTAAATTCGGCACTGGACAGAACATCCAGATCATTGACGTTGATGGTCAGAAGCGTGCAGTTGATCTGAGGAATCTTGCTCCGGGTACAACCTTCGGAACTGGCATCTCTCCGGTGGAGCAGGCGCGTCTTGACATTGAGCGTCAAAACTTGGATATCGCCCGTGAAAGGCTCAAGATCAGCCAAGATGAATTTAATCGCGGCAATTATGAGCGGGTGGAAACTGCTGGCGGCATTGTGTATGTGCCGAAGACACCTGGCGGTAGGATCATCCCCGTAACGGATGCGGCAGGCAAGCCATTGATGGGCATTGAAGGCCAGCAACTTGAGATTGCTCGGCGCAGGCTCAATCTCAGCGAAGCCGAGTTCGCAAGGAGCGGATACGAGCGCATGGAGACCGCCAATGGAATCGTCTATGTGCCGAAGGCTCCTGGCAGGCCGGTGATCCCCATCACCGATGCGGCTGGAAAACCATTGATGGGTGCCAGCGGATCGTCAAGGCCAACTCAAGAAGAGGCAAAAGCAGCAGGATTCTCCCAGCGCATGGAGGCATCTTTGTATGTCATTGGTAATCTGCCGCAAGGTTCACAGCCTGGCGTGAGGGCTGCTGTCGCTGGGGCGCTTCCAATCATCGGAGGTGTCGCGCAACGTGGCGCAATGAGCGCTGAACAACAAAAATACAAACAGGCCGCAGACGACTGGATTCGCGCCAAACTTCGGCAGGAGTCCGGCGCTGTCATTGGCGAAGATGAGATGCGCAAGGAGTTTGAAACGTATTTCCCGCAAGTCGGAGACAGACCCGAGGTTATTGCGCAGAAGGAGCAGGCCCGTGCAATCGCCACCAACGCGATGCGAACTACTGCTGGCAGGGCGTATCAGCCTTATGTGCCGCCGCCCCCAGCGCAAGTCCCGAAAGAAGGCGACACGGCAAAAGACAGGAACAACAGGAACATTGTTTTCCGTAACGGTCGATGGGAATATCAATAATGGCAACTTCACCACGTTCCGGTCAGGCAGTCCCGCTCGATGATCTGCCCGAGTCTCTTCGCGTAGCAGCTCCAGAGCCGGGCCAGCCGGTGCCTGCTGGAGCAATGCAGCCTCCCGCTGCTGCGCCTAAGTTCCAAGGCGCACCAGTTCGGGCTGGCATTGGCCGGTCTATGCTGCAAGGCTTGACGTTTGGATTTGCCGATGAGGCAGAAGCCGCGATGCGCGCTCGCGCAACGTCTGGGCCTCGCTACGAGCAGGAGCTTGCCAGGGTCAGGGCTGGCATAAAGCAATACGAAGAGCAGTACCCAGTAAGAGCATTTGCTGGCGAAGCTACTGGGAGTTTGCTGCCTACGGTTGCCGGTATTTTTGCGGCTCCGTTTACTGGCGGTGCATCTACTGCCGCCACAGCAGCCAGCGCTGCTCGCATTCCTGGCCTTGCCTCAATGATGGCGAGGGGCGCAGGAACTGGTGCAACCACTGGCGCTTTGACTACGACTCCTGTCGTCACATCGGCGGTTGGATCTGGCGCTCGCAGGGTTGGCGAAGCCACCGGCCTCGTGCGCCAACAAGATCCCCTGAACAAAGCGCAAGAGATTCTCGCTCGCAAGATTGCGCAGGAAGGTATGACGCCAGAGCAGCTCGCAGCGCGTCAGGCCGAGACCGTGAGACGCCTCGGTGCCCGCGATGAGACGCTGGCGGATATTGGCGGTGAAGGGATGCGCCGCCTCGCTCGTGGCGCGATGGCTATCACGCAGGCAGCGGAAACCGAAGCCCGCCAGATGCTGACTGAGCGTATGGTCGCTGCTGGTCCGAGGATCATCAAGGACATTACGGATTTGACAGCAGTTGGTGCCCGCGACTTGGATGAAGTCGCAAACGAAATCATCAATCGCCGCTCAATGCTTGCGACTCCGTTTTACGATCAGGCGAGGGCCGCTGGTCAGATTGAGTCTTTTGCCATCGACAATTTGCTAAAGAAGTCGAAGGACATTCAAGCCGCAATCGCAGATGCGCGACGACTGCCGCAGTTCGCAGATCTCGCTGACAACGACATGGTTATGCTTGATAAGGCATACAAGTATGTCGGCGATATCGCAAACGAGGCTCGGAGAACTGGCAAAAGTGCTCGCGCCAATGATCTGGACGATTTGCGCATTCAGTTGCGTACAGCGATCACCGACAAGGTTCCTGTTTACGGCAAGGCACTCGACACTTTCTCTGGCGAATCTGTGCTGCTGGATGCGCTTAATGCTGGCCGCGAGAAGTTCCTGCGCAAAACTCCAGCAGAGATTCGCCGCGAGCTGGACAAGTTCACAGACGAGGGCCAGCAGCAGATGTATCGCCTTGGCGCGATTCAGACCCTGCGCGACGAGATCTATGGGATGCGCGAGACGGCTGATGTCGCCAGCAAGTTCCTGAACGACCGCAACATGAAGGATCGTTTCAAACTAATCTTTAACTCGACTGGCGAATACGAAGACTTCATCAAGAAC